CACTACGGCGCGACCGCGAATGTAGGAGAGGACGCCGGATTCAAAGCTGTGCATCTATTCCCTCCTCATAATCATCGAATGTCAGTTGGCCGGGAAGAATGTCATACTTCATCCACCAGTTAAAGACATCAATGGCTCTCGTTCCCATACGCCACGATCCGGTGAGTTTCCCACGCCTTTCTCGCTCCGCAAGCATTTTCTCAAATGCGAGGAGATAAGCGTTTTTATACTTTGGCCAGCGCGAAAACTCACGCTCCCTGTCTTTTGCCCCCGCAAGCGGGCATCCAATACAGCCGAGGCGATGGAATCCTTCGTTATACAGATCGCAATATGGGATTTTCTCAGATTTGATAAACTCCCATACTTCTGCGTCTGACCAGTCGACGATAGGGTTAACAGTCGTTCTGTGGCGCTTATAGCATTGCTCAACCATTTGCCTTGTGTCTGCATTGTCGTTGTTGCTGATAAACCCGCCTAATTTTGTCTTCCTAAAGTCATCTTTATCTTCCAGTTCATGCGCGTATTTCGATGGGATCGTTATAACTCCATGATTGTCTCGCCTTTTTATGCTCTCAGCCCATCTGACGCCTGTGACAGCCATGCGTCCGTCTCCTCCGCTCTCCTTGAGAGAAGAACAGCAGTATCTAATCAGACGCGTCGGCGGCATCAGCTTTCGCGGAATCAGATTCCACATCGTGATGGGTTTGCCGTCCTTGTCTCGCGGCACTTCCCGCTTCACATCGGGATGCTGATTTTTGATGAAGCGCACAAGCTCCGGCGGATCTACGCTCGTCACGCGATAGGTCGCGTCATACTTGCACCCACTCATGTCGAGCAGAGCCTTGCATACAACGCTGTCCTTGCCGCCGCTAAATGCGAGGTAATATCCCTCCGGCGGTTCGAAAGCCTTGAGGCGCTCGATGCTCTTTTTGACTTTTTCGTCGAGATCGCTCATCCCAGCCCCCAATAATCCCGAATCTGCCGATCTACGAAAGCCAGATCATTAGGAATCTTGAGCTCCTCAAACATCCCCTCGGGGCTCTTGCTGATGTCTTGCCCGTCTGACTGGGTGCGGAAGAAATATTTATCCGTGCCCTCTTTCATGGCCCGCAGGCAGACGGTAACCAGACCCTCAACGCAGACTTTTTGGTCGAGCAGTTTGCCGATGGTCTTCAGCTTCGTATCTCCGTAATCATTGGTTTCCTCATGCATGATCAGGTAGACGAGGACATCATCCGGAAGATTGTTCTTTACAAACATGATCAGGCCATATGCATCGTCGGCAATGTTGTTGTAAAGATCGAATTGAGAGCCGCCCTGTTTCTTGGTGTGCTCCGCCATAAACCGAGCGGTTTGCTGATAGCCGAAATCGTCAATAACCGCCGTTTTCATCGGCATTTTGGAAAGCTGACTCTTGACCAACTCCACATTGGTCGTCCGGAGCTCATACTTGAATTTTTTAGGGAACGGGAGTCGCTTGTTGATCGTGTTAACGAGGAGGATCTGCTCCTCACTAAACTCTTTCAAGCTGCGGCTCTTCCCCGTGCCGGATTTGCCATAAAGGATTATGCACTCGCCCATGTAGTAAACCTCCATCTAAAGCCGCCAGCTCTGGGCCGCAGGCCACGGCAGACGCTTGAGATATTCTTGTATTCTATCCCGGTTGCCTCGTATGCCTTGCGGGCGGAAGACCAACGCCGGATCAGGTTAAAGTCTTCGTCGAGCTGTTCAATTTCTTTGTTGCACCGCTGATCTTTCCCGTTGTAAGTATTGTTGTAGGCCTTGGTTACCCATTCGAGATTATTAGCATTATTGTTATGCTTGTTCTCATCTTTGTGGTTTACAAAGTCACAGTTTGCAGGCTTTTCGCAAAACGCCTGGGCGACGATCCGGTGGACGGTCATCGTCTTTTTAATATTGCCGCCATGCAAAACCATAGTAAGATAACCATTTACCCGATTAGGAACCGGCTTGCGAATCTTGCCGCTTCGGAGACTCCTAACTCGTCCGGCGTCGCTGACTTCGTAATATCCCTCAAAGCCTACAACCGGTTTCCATTTTTCTGCCATCTAATCCTCCTTAATGTTACAAATCCGGTCGGCAGCGAACGAGGTGCCAAAGGGATAGTCGGGGCATCCGTTCAGATACCAGTAATTGTTGTCGGGCCGGTAGAGCCAAGTCCCGTGATAGATCGGGGACGGATATCCGGGTTTTCTGGGGATGAACTGGGCGCTCCCCTTGAACATCTTAAAACCCTCGCAAACTAACATTTATTTTCTCCTTTCTAAATGTTCCATTTGATAATTAATTCTTGTATGCGCTTTTGGAACTCGCTGGCGGGGAGAGCGCCGCACGACCGGAGCAGAGCATCCTTGTCGGCCTCGTAACCCCGCAGGCGCTCGTTATAGGGCTTAATCCATAAAGGGTTTTTCTTCGTCTTCGGCGTCTTCGTCTTCGTCGCCCTCCTCAAACATGGAGTCCGGGTAGTCCGGCTGGTGCCACCACGGAGGGTAGCCGGTGCGTTCCATCGAGCGGACGATGGGATCATCGTTAATAAGGATCATTCCGGCATCTCCTCAATAACCGCCCAATCCCAAGAACTAACGGGCTTGTAGTGGGCAGAGACATCATCAAAGTGCCGCTCGGGGTTGACGGGTTCTAAACCGCCCTCGGCGTAGTCAAGCCGCCGCCGGAGGCTCTTGTTTTCTTTGTGCAGACGGATAATAACTGCATACTGCAAAAGGCAAATCGTCATAAACACCGCCACTAAAACGAGGGCGAAAACAGGGATCTTAACAAACATGGTTTTTCCTCCTTAAATTTCTTTGTAAGTGTACTTGCGGCCCAGGCGCCGAAATCCGCCACGGATGGCCACATCGTCGATCATCCGGTCTTTATCGATCTCGGCCTTGAGGATCTCGATGGGCTTTTTCCACTCGGCAAACTTCTCGCAGTCGCCGTGGCACGCCGGGGAGCGTTCTTTGCAATCTTTGCATGGACAAGTTTTCATTCTTGTGCTAAACTCCTCTTAGGTTCTTTTCTTTTGCGGTCAAACCTATGCCAGTAGGGGAGACCGCTTTTTTCATCTCTCGGATATAACCAACTCTTGCTTTAGCCCGAGTGCCCTTAAAATGGCTTCTCTCTCTTTTGGCGGCCACTCTAACGGGGGCTTGTTCCAAAAATGCCGGAGCCGGTCATATCCGCATCCGATCTCCTCCGCCAGCGTCTTGAGGCTCTTTCCGCTTTGTGCCTGGCGGCATAAGATAGCCCCTCTGGCCGGATCAATCGGCTCCGCTTGGCTATAGATGTTTCCTAGCTTGGTTCTGGGCATTTTCCCTCCTTTGCTTTCCGGCGTGTATTTATATTGCCGGAATACTTCACGCTTTGTTTTCCGGTGGCTTCTCCGCAAATAACGCCGATTTCCTAGCAAGTTCGGCTCTCCGTTCCTTTTCCTCCGGGGAGAGCTTGATATTGGGATTTTTCCCAAATCGAAACTCCCACAAAGGGCATTTGGTAGCGGGGCAAAGCCTTACCTCCACCACGTTGTCATAACAGCAATCAAGGCACTTGGCTCTAATTGCCTTTAGCGGGGTCATGTTTTCACCTCCTCACGCATAAGCTCCTCAACGGTCACCCCCAACACCGTGGCCACGGCATACGCCTTTTTTACGGACGGAACAACCGTTTTCCACTTGTAAACCGTGCGCGGCTCTAGGTTGGCTTGCCGCTCCAGCTCCGCAAGGGAAATCTTCCGTTCCTCACACAATGCAAGGATTTTCTCAAACAAACAATCACCTCCATTTTGTTACATTGTGTTGACAATCTTTCGCAAATTTGCTACACTACAATTAGAAGAAAAAACGCATATTTTCGCCGCACCGGGCCTTAATCGGTGGGGTAGTGGTAAATTTGCGCTTGCAAGGCTATTATACACAAATTTACCACCTTGTCAACATAAAATTTCGCAAATCTACCACTTTATTTTTGGAGGGGTATAAATGACGCTGTTGGACAAGATAGTAATTTTGTGCGGAGAGCGTAGAATGTCATTAAGGCAAGTGGAAAAAGAAGCGGGGTTAACCCCTAGAACAATTCAGCATTGGAACACAAGCACCCCTAGCGCGGATAAGGTGGTAAAGGTAGCCAACGCGCTAATGGTTCCGGTCGAAGAGCTGTTATCCGTCTATGATCATAGCGGCAACCTTGCCAGAGTATCTAAAATGGTCTCTGAACACGGAGAAGTCACCGCAAGCGGCTTAACCGAAAAAGATAAGAGTATACTTATACCTTTTCGATTGCTCAACGACAAAGGCCAAGAAATGGCCGCAGAATATCTCAATATGCTCTTGGAAAACGACAAGTATAAACGTTTTGCCAAAGATACAGCTTCTTTGGGCACTTGATTAAATGAGCTATGAAATGCAAGCATAAAGATTTACCCTTGGGGGCGGTATTTTGCCCTTGGTGCGGGGAGCGTCTGGTTAAGGAGCGGGGAGCGGTCAAAGTGCCGCCACCCAGGCTCCTCCCGTCCGGCACCTACTTTAATCAGCTCACCGTCAACGGCAGCCGGATCTCCGTGTCCGGCGAGTCGGAAGAGGAATATTACACCAAGGCCAGAGCGGCCAAGCTGGGCCTGCTCAAGACGAAAAAAACCGCCCCCAAAATGACATTGGGAGCGGTGATAGATAAGTATATTAAAGAAAACGACGAAGTGCTCAGCCCGTCGACGATTAACTCCTATAAGAGTTATAGGAAAACAAGATTCAAAGCATACTTGGAAAAAGACATATCAAAGATCAATTTTCAAGCCATGATCAATGAGGAGGCCAAACACGCCAAGCCCAAAACCGTGGCCAACGCATGGCGGTTAGTGACTCCGGCGCTCGAGGCCGCCGGATTTCCAATTCCAGATGTGACGCTCCCAAAATCTGCGAAATCCGAGCGCAAATGGCTCGATTATGAGCAAATCGAGAAATTCACCGCCGGAATCTACGGCAAGTCTTTCGAGGTTGGTGCCCTCCTCGCCCTCCACGGCCTCCGGCGCTCGGAGCTCCTCCACCTCACCTCCGACGATATCGACCTGGTAAACCAGACTATTAATGTCCGTGGTGCAAGCGTCTGGACATCCTCGGGGCTAACCGACAAAGACACCAATAAAAACCGCTCATCCTCCCGGATCGTCCATATCGTTATACCTCGCCTTAAAACCCTTTTAGAGGGCTCTAGCGGGCGTTTAGTCTCCACCTATCCAACTACACTCTACGCTCAAATAAACGCCCTCTGCAAGGCTCTAGAGCTGCCGGAGGTGGGTGTGCATGGCCTCCGCCATTCCTTTGCCTCCCTAGCTTACCATCTCGGATGGTCTGAGCAGATGACCATGCTCGAGGGCGGCTGGAGTGATCCCAAAATCGTCCATGAGATTTACACCCATCTGGCAGCCAAAGACATCAATAGCGACATCGAAAAAATGCGTAAATTTTATGGTGGGGCGGATGGTTTAGCAACTGCAAAAACCCAAAAATAACCCGTATTTTTTGCAATAATTACTAACAAAAATGCTAATGAAACCGCAAAGCATTGGAAACACTAGCGTATAGCATCTTTGTATGGGTTCGAGTCCCGTACGGGTCACCAATGAAAAAGGCTTAGAAAATGTTAAGTTTTCTAGGCTTTTTTCTTTTTCTCCATCACTTTTGCGGCAAAAGGTTCAGAGTCTCATTTAAAAGAGATCCCAGAAATTACCAAAAATACCCCGTTTTTAGCACAAAAAAGCCCCTCAAAACACATCAAATTGCTAATGAAATTACTAATGAAAAAAGCCGGAGCGAGATCTCTCTCACTCCGGCAATTTCTTACTTATCCTTATTGTATTGGGCGGTGCTGATCCCGAGCAGAGCGCCGAGAAGCGTGCACACCACGGCGGTGGTTTTGGCCACCTCGTCGGCAAAGGGCCAGCCCCAGATCGAAGCAAGGCCGACATAAGCGGTTGCCAGGGCCGGGAGGACGATCATCGTCACCCATTTGAGTATGTCGTAAAGTTTGTCAGGGAGCTTCATGTTTTTAACCTCCATGCGCTTTTTCGTTCAGATGTTTTTCGATCTTGTTGATTGCCTCGGTGACAGGGCCATTAGCGCCTTGCTCCCGGAGGCCTTTGAGACAGGCGAGGATGCCATATGTTAGGATAGCCTGCTCCTCTTTGATTTCTTTGATCTCCTTGTCCTGTTTCTCTTGCCGCTGGACAAAATCATACACTTTATTATACTTCCCAAACACAGTAGTAAGTGCGGTCAGGACAGCCGCAATAGTGATTAGGGTTTGCCATGAGAGAGTAACCATTACTTTTCCCCCTCCCATGTTTTTCGCATATCGTCCCCAAACTCAAAGTAAGCATCGATAAAGGCCTTGGAATAACGGCCATCCACTTTGTCCAAGTAGCCGTTTTCTTTCATAACGAGCTGCAAGGCCGCAATTGACGGATTAACAGGGAACACAGGCTCCGTCTTCTTTTCCTCGCCAACCAGGCGCTCGAAACGCTCACTCTTAACCTCGTCGACATCGACGGCCCCGTAATAGCCGGGGAAAGCGCCGCAGTCGGTTTTCTGCCAAAGGTCGCACGGGATCTCCGGCTCTTTGCCATAGTGGGCCACCCAGATCGTGCTATCTTGGAAGTCTTCCGGAGAGAGCCTGCTCCATGCATTATACTCGCTGCCGTAGATGCCGAAATCATAGCCAGCCGCCCGCACGGTTTTCATAAAAGCCGTAACGGTCTGCTTGAGCTGCTCTTTCGGGATCTGCATTTGGCCGGTTGTCTCGACATCCATATAGATGCCGAGCTGGAGCGGGCGGCCTTTGAGGAGGGAGAGAGCATAAACCGCCTCAGCCTGGGCCACGCTTGCATTTGTGGCATGAGAAAAGACATAAGCGCCGACCGGGATGCCGTTATTCTTGGCGTCTTCATAGAACCGATCAAAAGAAGCATCCGGGATGCCTCGGCCCTCGCTCAGTTTGAGGATGGCAAAGGAATAGCCGCCGGTTTTGAGAAGCGGGAGGGAAAGCCCCTCCTGATAATGGGATAGATCTATACCTTTCATTTTCTACGCCCCGAAAATAAAATTACTGCTAAAACTGACAGCGTGACCGCAGATCCAGCCATGAATGCGGAGGCGGCAAGGTGAAAATCAACTTCGTGCAACCACATTTAACTGCCTCACTCTGCCCACAGATTAAAAATTTGAAAATGCGCGCGGTAGCTGTTACTGTTGTAAAGCACCACTTTGGGGTAGAATCCGCCAGACAGGCCGGACAAAGA